AATGCGTACAAAATAATTTCTTTGGTTTCCAGTTATCTGTATTAGCTATAGACCACCAACCATTACATTCTTTACAACTGAAATGCCAGATTGTTTCTTTATTCACCAAATCCATCTATTGCTTTTGGTGATAAGAAACCCTCTCTCTGTTCAGGTGTCATCTTTTGATATTCAGCTAAGGTTTCTATCCAGCGTTTATCACTAAGTTTATGCCAGCCTACACACCTACCAACAGGTGAACGACCACAACTACATCCAAACTTTTTATGTTGTGGAACACCTCTAAAATTCCCCAACTTCCCACCCTACACACATAGATGAATCTGCTGGTCTACATTTTAGTTGATTCATCTCTTCTACCTTAGCCTCAAATTCAGCACATCCTGCCAGCAGATAGACTGATAATACTAATACCAATGCTATAGTTTGCATACGCCATCCTCACAATCATCATCATTAACTTTAATAATATATTCTCTTGAATATCGTTTGGGTAGGTCTTTTGTATTTTTCGGGAGATTATCTAGGTTTGCTACTGTGTATTGTTGCAGAATTTCCTTGTCTGATCGTTTTTTTAATCTTTTAATATATTTATTATAAGCATCTTCAAATGATAATCTTAATATGGATGCCCTCTTGGCATAATCTTTTGCTAACTTTTCACACATTTCCCCTCTTGTCATTATTAATCCCCTTTATTATATACCCTTCCGTTTTGTTTGTTTTTTCCATCATTGTAAACAAGATTCGTGGTTTATTGCTATATTTTTTACTAGCAAAAATCTCAACTACTTGTCTATCATCTATAAAATAAACACCGTTCAATGAGTCTAATATTGCTTTGATATAATTATCAATATCAGAATTATTATTACAATAGGTGTTTTCTCTTTCCAGTCTTTTCTTTTTTGACCAAGACTGAGGTATCTTGATCTTGAATCTCAAGGAAACACAGACTAGATTTTCACAAGGAGTCGTGTCTAACTCACTTGTGAGTGCTTCCATTTCTTTTTTAAACTGAGTGTACTTCTTTGGGTAGTATGTAGACCACCTTGCTACCCTAGGTCTTGATGCTGGAACAGGATTTATATCAAATTTATGTGAGATAATCTGGGTTTTCATATCTAAACGCTTCAAGTTTATCTATAACGAGGGATAAGTGAAATCTTATTTCCATATCTCTAGGCTCATCTTTTTCTCTCGCTAATTCTAACGCATCTTTAATACTTGATAATATTTCATCTATTTGTTCATCCGCTCTTAATCTCATTATATAATGCTAATCCATAATCATCTGTCCTTGGAAGTTTAATACCCCACTCACCAGAGAACATCTCAATTTCAAAAAGATAATCTATAAACTGCATGACATTCAATTCTTTTGTAGATGGTATCTGAGATATTGTATCACCTTCTTTAGTGGTAAATTCTGTTTTATCTAAGAATTTGTTTGCTAAAACAAGATGCATTTCATCTTTAGTATAGCCTATTTCCCCTGCCAGTATACTCATCCAAGACCAATAAAGGCGATTTTGAGCATCTGAACGCTTGGGTTTTCCTTGTGAGATAGAGATCGTTGCCACTTCACACTTGAGATTATCTTTCCAAAAGTCTTTTACAAGTGTTCTAAATATTGTTTCTTTTGGTTTGGCTTTATAAATAACCCTAGAAATCATTGTAGCACACCTTTCTTCTTTAATTGCTTTTTTTTGTTCATAATTTTCTTGGGTAAAAACATCACGCTTTGACGGACAGCGTGATGTAGTTTGTTTCTAATTGGGTGTGGCTTCTTATGGCTCATGCCTGTCTTTCATTTGCTCCTCTATCTCTTTCTCGATAAAGAAACGAGCCTTACGCAAATCTTGGATTTGCCCACTTTTGTTTCCAAGATGTTTATGTTGCCATCTGCATAAATACTTCACAGCAGATGCCGTCAAATACCCCATCTTTTGGTCGATGATAAAATCAATAACTTCTATTCTTTTCCCGACCTTATAGTAGTCGGGGGAAATTGAGTTGTTGGTTATATCTTCAACCACCTATCCACCCAAATAGCATTGCAAGAACCACTATCGCTAAAAAAACTGTAAGCGATCTATTCTTCAATACTTTGTCAATTAACTCTTGGTAATTCATTCGGACAACTCCTTTCTTATGTCGTTATCCAATAAACGCCAGATTACAAGGGCTGCCAATAGACCAACCAAACCAGCAGAGCCAAGTTCATTGACTATACCGATGATTGTGCCTATAACATTACCACCAAGAAAAGGTACTGAATGACCGAATACAATCTGTAGCACGATTGCCAAACTAATCAGTTTAATACCTACATTTATACTAGCATCTGCGATGCTCATTACTTTGTCTAACATACTTTTCTCCTCTTTAAAAAAAGAACCCCTATTTTAACTGAATTAATCTTTTACGGAGAAGTATTTTTTGCGTCTGAATTACTGCTCTTAATATCTGATGTTCTAACCATTCACTCTCTATTGGTGGATTAAGTTGCTTTCTACCATCAACGATATCATGGCAATTAATACAAGCATACATTCCAAAAAGGTCTGATTGCTTAGTTCCCATGCCACCACCATTCATGTGTGCAAAAACAACAGTATTATTTTCTGGCATACAACCATCTAATCGAACTTGACAAGGCATATCCCTTGCTGACTCTGTGATTTTACTCATCAAAACCCCCATAAACATTAATTTTTATATCTGTAAATTTAACTGGTTTACCTTTGTAATAGAATTGAAATTTATCATAGAAACAATCATCTACTTCTTGCACACACTTCTGTCCTAATTGTTCACCATCTAAACTTACTGCTCCATCATATTGTATGTCTGATTTTGTGATTTTACTCTCCATAAATGTTTAACTCCATATCTGAAAACTTAGAATATTGTCCATCAAATTTACATTTAACCCAACCGACTTGCCCCATTCTATTCTTGGCGACAATTATTTCAGCTAATCCACGATCTTCTGACTCTTCTTTTTTATAATACTCGTCACGATAAATCATAATTATGCAATCTGCATCCTGTTCTATCTCACCTGACGAGCGTAAGTCACTCATAAGGGGGCGTTTGTTCTCTCTCTGCTCTACCCCACGACTCAACTGAGATAATAGAATTATGGGTATGTCTAGTTCCTTAGAGAGATATTTTAATGAACGAGTTATATGCCCAAGTTCTGAAATTTCTTTCCGTTTGTCGTAATTTAACAATTGCAAGTAATCAATAATAATACAATCAAGACCAATATGCCCATGGATTTGTCTTGCTTTCGATATTATATCTTTAACTGATACAAAGCCACGATCTAAAATAGTCATCTTCTTATTACCTGCATGGGCTAACGCAGTATAAAATCTATCGTTCTCTTCATCAGTAAGTTTGTTGCTATCTATTTTATTGAGGTCAATCTCTGTTTCACTAGCGACAAGTTTCATCATCAGTTGTACTTGTGTCATTTCCAATGAATAGAATAATACATTCTTGGTGTTTGATATGTTGTTTGCTATATTAAGTGCAAGAGTGGACTTACCCATTGATGGTCTGCCTGCCAATACAGTAACAGTTCCACCTCTTAATCCATGTAGTAGGGAATCAATAGATTTAAATCCAGTTGATAAACCAGCACCATGAGTATGTATCTCTTCAATATAATCAATGGTCTTGCTTACTGCATGAGCCATTGAACCCTCTTCATCTTTCGCTAGACCAATTTCTAATCGTTGAACAGAATTTACTGTGTCTTGGTAGTTGTCGTATTGAATATTGGTTTTTAGTTTCTCAATCTCATTGGTGATTCGAGTAGTCCGAATATGATTGGCATAAACATCCATATTAGCAACACCAACACAATTATCTGAAAGCGTAGCAAGGAAAGGAAAACTTGTCCACTCACCAGAATGATTATCTTCTCTATCTATCCAATCTCTAACTGATAATGCATCTATATGGGCATCTTCCTCATCCATTTGCATGAGATATTCAAAAAGTGTGCCTAATTTATTATCTGAAAAATCACTTGGCAATAGTCCAGTAGCCAATACTTCCTTTACTCTTGGCTTTATAAGTAAGCCACCTACTACTGTTTGTTCTGCATCAATCGAGTTCATAAGTTATCATCCAAGAGTTTGCATTTGTTTAACTGTTACAGGGTGCATAACTAACTTCTTGCCACTAGGCAACCAACCCTTATTGGTTTTCATTTCTAAAATTTCATTATCGAAACTTGTTGAATCTCCCCACCTAAATGCTTGAACATGGGCAACAGTATATCCATCCTTGGTCGCCCACTTTAATACTTCTTTATCTTTAGTTGTCCAACCTCTTCTTGCTTGGGCGTGTGCTATTGTCCAACCCAAATCATTTTTTAATCTAAGGATCATTAGGTTGTCTGTCCACCTATTAATTTCTTCAAGTTCTTTTAGTTTGCTTTCATAGGTTGTTGCTTCATATTTCATTTCTTCTTCCTCTTATATTTGAAGTGGTCTGTTTTCTTTCTCTTTTTATACTTCCATGTTCTATGTCTTTTCAGGAATTTCTCCAGTTAAATTCTTTGCCGTATGGATTGGATGGTTCAAAAGGTTCTTGCTCCATCATCTCCCATCGTCTTTGGTTAATAAAAGTTTGTAAGTGTGGTATGTATTTGCTCTCCGTTACATCAAAGTTGAGTTTAAGTTTAGTTAGTTTGGTTAATATATTTCTCCAATCCTTGTGCTTTGTAAAGTTCTCCAGTTCGGTTTCAAGTCCACGCTTCTGACCTCTGTATCTTGATCTAAACTCTTCAAACAAACCAGTTTCGTATGGCGTGGGTTTCTTCTTAACCCTTTTTAAGTCTGTTTCAAGTTGTTGAACAGTTGCTTCATGTCCACAACAGGGGCATATATGTGTCATCCCTTTTCCTTGTTTCTTAATAATTCTTCTATCATCAAATTACCTATAAACCCTAAAAGAAACTCTGCATCTGTACGAGCAAATTCAGTTCCACTATTAGCCTGTTCTTGTAAGTGTTCTATAACTCTTTCCAAGATAATTGCTTTAAGTTTTTGTAGTTCTATCATTGTTGTAGCCATATCATATAGTCCTCAATACCAGTTTTAATAAATATGAATCTACTTCTTTACAATCTTTCTTTTTTGGTGGTCTTGTTTTCATTGGTTCAGCAAAAATCTTGTCAATACTTGTATGTTTATTAAGTCTGCCTCTTACCATATAGATACTTATGTAAAGATGAGGATATCTTTTCTTCATTTCATCTGCCAAAGTAAAGATTGTCCATTTAGTTCCATCATCAAGTGTGTAGACTCTTGCCCATGTAATCTTCTTTCTTGACTCCATAGGCAGTTGAGTATACTCATGACCATTTGATCTTGTAACAACTACCATGGCAAATCTTCATCTTCAATAGCAGGTTTAAATGGTACAACCTTACTATCGTCTTTGGGTTTAATACTCATGGTAAGTTCGGGTGCTTTAGGGTTGGCATCTTTCTCTTTAACCCATGCTGATACCCAAAAATCTTTACCCTGTACATTAAGAGTACCTGTTAAATGAGGGTGTTTATCGGTTTCCCTTTTGTCGTTCTTCCAAATACTACCCCTGTTTGTGTTGTCGAATTCTTGTCCGTCTGCCACTTCTATCTCCTTACTTTAGATTAAAATATATATTATACATTATTTAAAGATCGGCTTGGTTATCCATTGAGAATCTCCTCAAGTTCATCATCATTTTCATAAATTTCATTAGACTTCTCAAGTTTTTCTATTCTCGAATTCAAATGTTTAAACATTTCAGTATGAGATTTTAGTAACACTTCTTGTGCTTCATCATGTTCAAGCATGGCATCAATTAATTTTAAGATATGTTTTTCTCTTTTCATATTACTCGCCAAACAATTGAATGTGTTTATCCAACACTTGAATATAATCCTTATCAACTGCCCACTCATATATATTAGTAGCAGTT